GGAATTGAAAAGAAAATCACACATCGGACGAATAAGTCTCAGCGATTGATTGGTCTCGTACCGATAATGGCTCAGGGAAAACTTATTTTTCGACAAGCCCTCGATATAGAAGCAGAAAGGGAATTCTTGGCATTCCCCAGAGGAAAACATGACGATATACTTGACAGTATTTGGATGGCATCAAACTTTGGTTTCAGACCTCCGAAAAGAAAAAATAGCAATGTTTCGGAGCAGAATTCCGAGAAAAATAGAGGAAAATTGAGTTGGATGGTAGTATGAAGAAGAAAGAAGAAGATATCGATGCCGAAGGTATTGCCCGATGCATCGTTTGGACAAATAGAGTGGGAGCTGTGGTGAAAGAGTTGAAAGAACACGGCATCTCTGCCACAGACAACACAGAACTTATTCGCTTCATAATAGAGAAAGCGTTTCCAGGAGAAGAAGAACTCCTTCCTGGAAGCTCTGCAATTGGCTTCATAGGCGAAACGACAGACCTATTTGAAGAAGATGTAATATCTGGGAGAACAAAGTGAAGAAAAAGAAAAATGTATTAAACTCAAAAGATACGGAATATGCCGAAGAAACTCAGGAACTGTTTGCGAAGTTCAGTTCTGGAAATAGAACTATTTGGGCAAATCAGGCAGTCGAGGACAGAGAGTTTCGCTATGGAAAACAATGGTCTGAAGAGGATGTTAAGATACTTGAATCTCGTTCTCAAGCGGCTCTTGTTATCAATCGTATTCATCCTGCAGTAGAGTTGGCAAAAGGTATTCTTACTTCCAATCATCCAACTTTTCGAGTAACTGCTGCAGAAGATTCAGACAATCAAACAGCGGGAGCAATGAATGGACTTATTCAGTATATTTGGAATATTTCGCAAGGAGACAGACAACTCTCCAAAGCAATAGATGATTTTTATGTCACGGGAATGGGCGTTCTACTTGTGTATATCGATCCTTATGCCGATGGTGGAAGAGGTGAAGTGAAATTCAAAGCAATCGATCCTCTTCAAGTATATATTGACCCGAATTCTCAAGATGAATTCTGTAGTGATGCATCTGATATTATCATCAGCCGCACTTACACCAAGGGGCAACTTCAGCGTTTGTACCCATCCTACACTGAAGCAATCGATACGGCAAGTGGAAACAGTTTTCGCAGTGATATGATCAACACTGGGAATAAGGGTGATAATCTTATCGTATTTGCCGGAGTTGAGAATCCGGATCTCTTCGATGGTGAATACATCCGTGGTTATGAGCGTTATACCAAGGTCTGGGTAGAATTGGTTCGAGTATTCGAAAGCTGGAGCAGGGCAGAGTATACTCTTACCCCTGAGAAGTTTGAAGAATACCTCCAGCGCCCAGTTTGGATTATTAACGGAAACATAACTACCGAAGAAGTTCTTGCTCGTCAGGCAGCAGAACGTCTTATGGCAGAGTATGAAAAGGCTCTTGCCCAATATCAGCAACTCATCCAAGTTGCTCAGCAAAATCCAGAATATGCACAAGCCATTGCGGAGCAGGGGATGCAACCCCCTCAACCTCCACAAATTCAGCAAGTCACAATGCTGGAACTTGCGGAGCAAGGATTGATTACTGCGGTAAAGGTGCCTATGCAACGGATTCAGATGGGTTTCGTTGCCGGAGACAAGACCCTTTACCGACGCTTGCTCAATTGTGAAGAGTATCCGATAATCCCGTTGATGAATATGCATACCGGTTCACCATACCCTCTGTCCGATGTCAGGCTGGTGAAAGATATGCAGAAATATATCAACAAGATTCGGTCTCTGATTGTTGCGCATGCGTCCACTTCCACAAACGTGAAAGTACTTGTTCCAAGAGGAACTGATGTGGAAGCCCTAAAAGAACAATGGGCTCAACCCGGAGCAATAATCGAACTTGACTTCACTGAAGGTCAGCCCGTTCCCGTAGCTCCACTACCAATGCCCAATGAACTCTATCAGAATGAGATCATGGCGAAACAGGATATCGACCACGAACTTGGTCTGTTTGAGAACATGATGGGAAGTCCTCAGGCGGCACCAGATACGTATCGTGGAATAATGATGCTCGATGAGTTTGGGCAGAGACGAATCAAAGTAAAGCAAGCTGTTATTGAACAAGCACTTACTCTTCTGGGAAAAGTTATTATTAGCTTCGTTCAAGAATTCTACATTGCGGAGAAGATGATTCGGATATTGCAGCCAAACAACTCTCTCTCTGAATTCGCTATCAATAAGCGTCTCTATGACGATTATGGAAAACAGGTAAGCGTAATGAACGATGTAAGCGTAGGAAAGTATGACCTAATGGTTATTCCTGGTTCTACACTTCCAGCCAATCGTTATGCTCAGTTAGAATTCTATAGAGACATGTATCGAGACCAAATCATTGACAGAGTAGAAGTACTTAAGAAAACAGATGTATTTGATATTGAAGGAGTTCTGAGTCGTATTGACACCATTGAACAACTTCAGCAAGCACTACAACAAGCACAAGAAAAAATCAAAGAGCTTGAAGGAGACCTTCAAACTCGAGAACGAGAACTTTTCCATTCACGTCTTGATCAAGCTGTATCAACTGAACGAATGAAGTTGCGTGAAACCGCACTTGAACAGAGGAAGGCGGAAGAACTATACAGTGCAAGATTAAATGATACGCTCAGAAATGCCGGCAATGCCGCTGCCCTGGAAACACAAAGAATGATGGTGGAAGAACAAACTCGTCGAAATTCCCAAAAGGAGGAATAATGCTACAACCACAATATGACATGTTCGGAGTACCCATTGATGACTCTTGGGAAGATGATACAAACTCGGCTTCCTTTGGAACACCCGAAAAAAAGGACGAGAATGCTACGCAGCCTTCGGATAACGATCAGGTTCGTTACCAATATTGGCAGTCGCAGTTTGATCAAGCCCAGAATCAGTACAAAAAGCTTCAGGAAGAGAATGAAGCATTGAAACAACAGCTGAACAGTATTCAGCAGCAACTTGCTAATACTGCTTCACAGCAAACCCAAAACCAAACACAAGAAGAAGACGAAGAATTTCCTGATCCACCGCCTGCACCTGTAAGACCATTTAACTTCAGCCAGGTGGAAGCATATAGTGATCCAAACTCGGATTCTGCAAAGTATATGGCTGCACTCATTGATTACAACACCAGAATGAATCAATACAATGCACTGAAAAATGAGTGGCTCCAAGCAAAACAGCAGGAACGACTGGAAGCCTTGCAAAGAGAACAGGAAGCGAAAATTGGACAATTGAGAAGTGCCAACGAAGTGAAGACAGCTTTGGATAGCGTGATTAGTACGGTTATGAACAATTATGGAGTAGATTACAACACCGCCATAGACTTTGTTCAGACAATGTCGGACGATAAGTCTGTGACGCTTGATAATCTCTTTCAGCTGTATCAGTTGCAGAAGGCACAGATGCAACAGCAAAGTGGAACAACTCCAGCTCCAACCGTTCCAAGACCTATGTACTCTCCGCCTCCAAATCCAGGAGCTCAGTACAATCCCTATGGAGCAAATGTTCCTTCTCCGGATTTTCTGCAAAGACAGAGAGCGCAAAGCATACCACCCACAATGGGAGTGCATAACGCTCAGTCCGAAGGAGCAACTGACCCAACACTTGAACTTATTCGTCAAGCAATTGCACTGAGCAACAAGAATACTCAATATTGAAAATAGGAGAAATGAAAAATGGCTACTAACTTTTACACAACTTCACAAGGCGGAACTTATACTCAAACTACTGTTCCTCCTGTGAATATAAGTCTCGACAATCTGCGTCGGACTTTCGATCTGAGTGGAGAGATTGCAGAACTGCGACCGCAGGAATCTCCCTTCTTCTCTTATCTTACACGGCTTCGGAAGATTGCAACTCCCGACCCTGTATTCAAAATGATGGAACAACGTCACCAGTGGCAACGGAGAAACTTCTATGTTTCTACTGGAGCAACATTAGCTTATAACAGTGTTGCTGATCTGCAAGTATCTTGTAAGTATGATTCTCGTGGAAAGACCACCACAGAAGCCCAAGCACCAATATTTTTCGTCCAAGGGCAGATAGTGGCGATTGAAAATGTTACCAATGGTTCTAACACTGGAACATTCTACGGAAGAGTTTCTTCGGCTACAACTGATAGTGGATTTACCAAAGTTACTATGACTCCATTGTTTATCCTTACTGCAACCAGTAAAGCTGCTATTAACTCCGGAAATGTAGTTTTTCCAGTTAATGCCCGTGGACAAATTGTGGGAACGGCATATCCAGAAGGTTCCGGAGCTCCAGATAGTTGGTATGATTTTCTAAGTCAGACCGAAGGATATGCTCAAATATTCAAAACTGCCTGCCCGATGATGTCTGGTTCTGCAATGGCTACTGAATATCGGGGAAAGAAAAATGAATTCATGCGAATTTGGGATGAAAAACTGCGTGAGCATAAGATGGATATGGAACATGCCTTCCTGTTCGGAGTGGGAAACGTAAATGTAACTACTGGAGCATTAGACGCAGAAACAAACGCCGCTGTAAAAAGATATACTTGGGGAATCCTTCCCTTTGTATCTCTGTATGGTAATGTTGCTACATTCAGTTATTCCAATAGTGGATATAATAACTTCGTAGACTGGTCAAGAGATATGTTCGCTCCGGAAAATGGAAACAGTGGAAGCAAACTGGTTTTGGCTTCTCGGAAACTAATCTCTTGGTTCAACAAACTGGGGAATGGAACATTCTTGGGCAATACTCTTGCCGGTGGTTCCGCTCAGTTGGATATTCAAAATGTCAAATCTCAATTTGGTTTCAACCTTACTCGAGTAAGTTGTGTCTTTGGCGACTTCAATTTCGTTGCCAATCCTCTACTGAGGGAACAGTGGGAAGACTACTGTTTGGTAATCGATTTGGGTCAGGTTGCATATCGTCCACTTGTCGGAAATGGTATCAGCCGTGATACCTTCTATCAAACCAATGTTCAGGCTCCAGATATTGACGGTCGTATTGATCAGATTATAACTGAAGCTGGAATGCAAATTACGCTTCCTGAGACACATGCTGTGTTGAAGTGGAATGCATAAGGAGGAAAGATGGCTTGGTCAGATGTAACTGGTGGAGCAACCTACACTGGATGGAAAACTTACGAAGAAACACTTGCCTTTACTGGTACGAGTGCTCAGACGATATATTCTTCTGCGCTTGCCAGTTTTCAGGGGAATGTTGTTCTTCCCGCTGCAATTATTTCTTCAACCAAGAATATAACAGTAACTGAAAACACGATAAAGTTGCAGATTTCAGTAGATGGGACGCATTGGTCGGATATGGTAACCGGAACAAATCCAGCTATTTCCGCTGCAACAACTGGATGTGGAATATCTCTTGATGTAAGAAATATCAAAGCGCCCTTCTATCGCATTGCAATCACTCTTACTCCTGCTGCAACTGGAAATGCAGTAATTCGATATGCGGTGAAAGAATAATGATACTGAATCGGATTGATATTCAGGACTATGTGAATTCCATTCTTGGAACGAAGGATATTATCATAGAAGATAATGTTCTTATGTCTGGCATGGAAGATATAGTCAATCGTATTGGGATTGTCAATCCGAAAGCACTGAAGGTATTGGAGACGCCAGTAATCCTCACTCGTTCCTCCAGCTCTGCTACTGGTGTCTCCAGCTTTTCTACTATGCTTCAGTATGTTCCGGCAGATAATGAAGAGATAAAGGTCTACTATGTGAGAGGCAAGATTCCAAAATTGGCAATCCGAGTAGATAATCCGGAACAGATAATGAATCCATATTCGCTGCTGAATGATGGTTCGTATGGGAAGCGCTACTATTGGTTGGAAGGCAAAAACTTATTCGCATATCCACCAATCCCGGCAGGAGCTGAAGATACAGAACGCTATTGTGCAGAGATTGTGAAATATGGGATTGAAGGTGGTGGGAAACTTATTTGGCATGACCGCTATAAGTATCCATTGGCACTGTATTGTTCTATATTTGAGCTCAATAAAGTATTTAATGCCTATGTTTCCCTCCTCGTGAATAAGATGATTACAGATAAGATACCTTATGATTATTCAAATGTGGAGAAGCGACTCAACAAAGACGATGTGGAACTCGCTTCAGCAGAGCTGCAGAAAATTCAAACAATTATAAGCGAACAAGCTACTGCTTCGGATAAGCTTCGGGTAACGATGGAGAATGTTGTGAATATTCTTCAACGGATAAGAAACTTGAGACAGGAATACTATGACTGGTTTGGTGTTCTTTCACAAGCACCAGGAGGAGTACAATGAAAAATGGTGAATTACTTGCACTCGCTCAGTTGATTGTACCGGAGCTTACGGCAAAAGCTTTTGTGCAATTCTATAATATCGCTTTTGAGAAGATTTCCAGAGAAGTAAGACTAATAACTACTGTGCTTAAACCAACTAGTGTAAGTCAATATAGGGATCTTCTGGAACAAAAAGCGGTCAAGATAGACAGTGTGAAAGATACTTCTGGAGACGATATCTACTGGGAAGTGAAACACAGAAAACTACTGATATACGATTCCAATAAAGAACTTATCACGGATGCGACCATAGGAAATCATAATTTAGAAATAGAATATTGGGTAAATATAAGCGGGGCTATAAAGCGATTTCCAACTGACACTGAAATTGAAAATAATCCAAATGCTATTGAAGATGCTATTGAAGAATGGAATAAATCAA